TACATAAATCGGTGCAGTTATTTTTGGATGATTAGGGTCTTTCTCTAATGCCTTTGTCATCCCAGCTACCTTTGAACCAACCAACTCCGATTGAGTTGCTTTTAGGGAATCTGATGGTATTTCGGTATCTAATACTTTAATACCTCTATCTGCCAACATTTTTTTGAATATAGGTTCAGTATCCACTTCACCATTTTTATCAACAGGCATATCTGCCGCAGGTGTTCCGGGTTGTGGTTTTCCTTTAAATTGTGGCATATCCTCTCTTGGTATTCCTAAATTGTTATCACAATATAAGTTTGTACCAGGAACTGTCACTTTACATAAATTATAATTTGGAGCTTTTTCACCATTTGCAATTGCATCTAAAGTCATTTTATTTAACTCATCGATTTTCATTGAAATTTCTTTTCTCTCCTGCTTTGTTATTTTATCAATATCCGATTGCCCACTAAATGCAGCAGAATCTGCTTTTGGCATTTCTTTGGTTACATCAGTTGGTTCTACCGGTTGAAAGTCGGAATCAGGTTGTGATGATTTTTGCATCATCTTATCTACTAACTCAACATGACTTTCACCTGCAATCGTAATTGGTATTTTACCTTGTGATTGTAATTCCTTTGTTTTTTCTATAATACTTTCATCTCTAATTTCATTGAAAGCAACTTGAATATCATTTATCTTCGTTTCCTTATCACCATAATCTTCTGGGAATGATAATCTATATAACGTATCTATATCTTTATCAGTTGGTTCATTCCAATTTTCTATTGGTGGGAATCCAGCATTTATTGCCTCATCTTGTATAAACCTTTTACCTTCAGCATCTAAATAATCATCAGGAGACATTGTATCAGTACCTTCACCTTGTCCAATCATACTTGCCCAGTTTCCAGCATTAACCTGTGATTGATTAAGACCTGTTTTTTCCATCTGTCTTTTGTATAATTTGGATTGGTCATCATGCACATCCAATTCATCACCATCAAATGTATCAATACTAGCACCCAATTCTTTAAATTTAGGAGCCGCATATCTCATTTCATCGTGAAATACCAATTCTCCATTATCATTTGTAGAACCACCCTCACCTACAAATACAATATCTTTCCATTTTTCTTGTGGAATATTTGCTTTGACATCGTTGATAATATCATCAACCATTTTTTTATTTCTATGAACAGTACCATATATCTGTCCACCACCTTCCATTGGTATAGTTTGAATATCTTTACCAGAAAGTTTACCTCTAAATTGTTTTGCTTTAGAATTTGGGTCACTACTAACGGGTTCTAACTTTGCAGGCTCATCCGATTCATCCCCTTTTGCCAATTTATCAAGTGTTTGTTTTTCAGTATCCAATCTAGCAGCCATAGCCGGGTCAGCTTTTGGGTCAAACATTGGATTTTGTTGTGGTTTTTCGTTTGGTTTATCTTCACCACCATCCGTAGGTTTTGGTTTAATATCACCACCTTTTTTAGTATTATGTGGCGATGGTACTGATTTACCACCCTTTTCAGAACCTAATGATTTATTTAATGCTTTTCTTTCAGGAGTTCCATCTTTTGGTAACATTGCTTCAGCTGCTTTTCTGCCAGGATGGTCAGCTGCTAATCTTAAAAGGTTTCCAATTGGTGCTTCTTTCTTTTCTCCTTTTTCGTTTTGATATGAAATTACTTTATTTAGAAGAGGATTACTGAATTGCTTATCAGCTTCAGTTAGGTTTTCTATCAATTCATCTTTTATCTCACTCAATCCCATTTCAGTTAATATTTGAGATAGTTCGTTGATGTGATTTGGATTGGATAGATTTGGCATACCATTATCCACTCTATAAGCCCACTCTTCTAATATGTTATTAATTAAAGACATTATTTTTTATTTTTAAATTCTGTAAAATATGAATCATCGGTTTCAAACTTACCCTCACCCTCTACCGAATATAAGTTATGGTCTATAATATAACCAGGGTTTTCTTTTATTCGGTTGAATGTCCACGCTTTATCTTTCCAAATTATTCTATTGTTTGGATATGCAAAAAAGTTTCCATCATCCATTTTAAATATATGTGCACATTTATGTTCAAACGTTTCTGAAAATGATACATCCAACATTCCTGCTTTGTTTTCAAATCCCCAATCCAATGTAAACATATATGTACCCTCTCTTTTTGTACCGCTAGGGCTTATTAATTCTGCTTTTAATCCACTCAATCGGTTTCGTATTTGTACATCACAATAATTGGAAAAACAATCCCAATAAATGTGTTCCGTTAGTGGATAAACCGGTGCATCTTCTTTCCAACAAAATGCATGTATAGGTCTTCTTGTCCAATTTACACCATTTTCCAAAAATGCCTCAAATACGGGTGTCATTCCCTCCATACTAGCTACACTATGAACATCGCAATTTGTGTATTCACCATGTCCTTTTGTATGGTTAAAAAGAAACTCATTTCTAATCAAACATCTTGTAGTTGGTATGTTATGGTTTAAGTAAGCCATATTTTATTTAAATTTAAATCCAGTCAATTTTTCTATTTGTGCTAAAGGTACTTCGTTATTTTGAAAACCATCCGGATTTGATAAATCATTATTGAATAAATATGCGTGCCATTTTCCTGCAACCTGAACTACTTTCCAACATTGAGTAGGAACTGATACTAATCCTATTTTCTTTTGTTCTCCAACCGAACCACTCCATACTCTTACTTTTGAAGCAATTAATGCCCAATCTCTTGTTGCAGTTTCTAATGATTTCCAATCTCCTGCGTTTAATCTATGAGTTTGTGCTACCATATTTGAAAAATAGAAACACTCATCCTGCACCGCTTGTGTTTGGCAAAGATTATCAGCTGCTGGCATTACATGTCCTCTATCGTATCCACTTTTTACATAATAAAATGCAATATTAGTTTCATCTACTAATTGAGGGTCTGGCTTGAAATTATCTTTTCTTTTTAGGGGTGTTGGGCAACCTACCATTTCTTTTGTTGTTGTCCATTCTACTAATACTGGGTATCTTTTTGATTTACTAAAGTGTGTTGTGTAGTTTGTGTGTTTGATTACTACGATGTCTTGTGCTCTTACAACGATTAACGTAAAAAAGAACAATAGAGATAAACCTAATTTTTTCATATGTTATAGTATTGTTTTGTATATACTATAAATATGGTTTTCTACACTTTTCCATAATCCAAACCCCAACTTGCTTTGATTGGAAACCCACCCTCTTCAATCATTTCTTTCAAATCCTTAATCTTATTCTTATCCACATTCATAGGAACATCAAAAAGAAACGAATCATAAGTATATAAGATAAAACGGATTTCACTACCCTTAATATAATCTAATATTTTTCTCATCTTATCAATGTTCATTTCAGTTTCTAAGGCTTGTAGAAGATAGTTAAACACCTTTTGTGGGTTTGCTCCTTCAATCCAACTTAGAGGAATTCTACGATATTTGGTTTGTAAATACCCCCACTTTTGTGTTTCAATCCATAACTCATCAATGTAATCAGCTACTGCGTTTAGGTATGGGATTTGACGGAATGTATCATCAATTCCACCATATAGTAATTGGAATGTAATACCCTTACCCTCATTCACATCACAACCATATTGTTCGGCTAACCACTCATGCACATTACCATCCGGCATTTGGAATCCTATCAACTTACCAATGAGACGGGGGTGGTATGCGTTGTAATCCATTTGTAGGAATATCCCATCCGAAACAAAACACTCCCTACTACCATCCGATTTATTGAGAGCGGCATAGTTTACACCACCATGTCGATTGGATGGTCTACCCGTTACCGTAAATGGATTGTATTCCGTATATACTTTACTATTCGGTGTTAAATGTCTAATAGCTTGATTCCATCTATCAGTAAATTTTTTCCTATCGACCTGAATCCCATATCTCTCCATTTCTGAAAGTGTAGGTATGAACGTTTGATTGTACCACCTATATGTGTTAGAAGATGAATCATTATCAAAGTACTTACCAAATAAGGGGTCTATAACCTCCACAATCTTCATTAGAGGAATCGATTGAATTAAGTCATCTCTATACCCTTTATGAGTTAGCGTTGATAAGAGAGGATTTAAAGCCCCTTCATAGTCAATTACTTCACCACTCTTAATAAAGTATGAAGAATCTACATCATATAGGTTTACGGAAACTCTAAGTGATTGTAATAACTTCTTCTTTTGGAATACCCACTTATCACCTGCGGTATTTAGGATTGATTGGATATCATTAAGAGAGAGTGAGAGAGCATCTGCGTGCTGAATAGGTAGAACATATAATCCATCTACACATCGTACTAATATAAGGGATAGATTGGTTCGTAGAGGATGCTTTGTGTTGTCCACCCACATAGGATACCATATGGATACTTCACTTTCCAACTTTGTTTGTAACTCATTTACTTCCTCTATGGATTCTACAACCTTCATTTTACAAAGATACAAAAAAAATCCCACAAATCCAAATGGAAAAGTGGGATTGGTGGAGATGGCGGGATTCGAACCCGCGTCCAGATAAGTTTCTAATGTAAATCGTTCACAAGTTTAGGATAGTGTTTTATCTTACTAACACTCCAAAAGAATTGGGGCCGAATGGTTAATTCAGCAGATTCCACCAATCCATTTTGAGTTTGGATAAACTTAAATGTTCACTTCTTTTTAAGTCCCACGAGTGATGCGGGATTGATTAGGCAGCTACTGCGTAATCGAATGAGTTCATCCATGCCATAGCATCTTCGAACGTCATTGTAGATAATTCTACGTTTGCACTTATTGTTTGATAGGTCTTCAAAGGTTTCCATCTAACCTTACTTGCATCAATACAACCAGTCTTCATACCTGTCAAAAGCCGGTCATCCCCATATATTAAAGAACTTTTACAAATATACAATAAATATTTGTAATTTCCAAATTATTGTTTAGAAAATTGTAAAAAATTTGGTAGGTATAATTTAATATTTAATATTTTATTACTAGCAATATCTAATGATTTTGAATTTGAATTTATTATTTGCTCATTAGTACCTACTAAACGCCAATCCAAAAAACAAGTTGAATAAAATGGATTATCTACCATATTTCTATATAATTCCGACTGAATTTCATATATGTACGAATCCGAATCATTTACTTTTTGAATAAAATATCTAGTTATATATCCACGCTTATAATCATTTTCTGTTGGAGATGGTATATATGTTGATATTGTACGAGTTTTAAACTCTAAAGTATTTAAGTTTATTGTATTATATCTATAAGTATTAATTGCCATATTAAATTATTTGTCTATACTCACCTGTTACATTTGTGTACCATTTATTATCACTAACAATTTGTTCAAGTTCTGTTATTTGGAAAAGACCTCTCTCTTTATATCTTGAGGGAATACCATCTATATTAAACATATCACCTCTGCGCAATCCACTTATTCCCAAAGTTTTAAAACTATATTTTATTGGTAATGGTTGTGATAATCCAGTTCCTCCGACTTTTTTAGCAAATGATTCTTGTTTTAACATATCAAAAAATGGTGTATCTATAAGACAAAATATTGAAAACATTTGTATAAATTTATTATGGTCTGTTATAACAACATCGTTTAATGGTGCTGTAAATGAATTTATAACAGGTTTTGGAACTATATCTATTTTTTCTATATTTTTATTTAAAGTTTGCTTAGCATCTGTTTGTTGAGTTGCTAACAATTTGTTTAATTCCGCTTTTAATCTTAGATAACGTGCATGTTCAGTGTCATTCTCATATTTTGCAAGGGGAGACTCTGGGTCACTCTGTCCTAACGTTGGGGAAAAATCTCCTCTCGCATCTGCTGCAGCTCTCATTTCAGCTTCAATTACAGCTACTGTTCTTGGTGGAGGTGTTGATGGTGTAGGTGTTGGGGGTGTAGGCGTACCGCCTGTGCCACCAGATGCAATGACACCGGTTAAAAAAATATCTGTTTGTGAATTAAATATTGCTGTTTGTTTTGGATAATTAGCCTTCACAGATGGTGAGTGTGGATTTATTGTATAATCCAATCTATCCATTATAATTTTATTGGCCATTTCACCTGGTATTGATATATCTAAAGTTGCTTCTAAAAATATAGAATCAGCTCCATTATGGTCAAATCGCTTTGGAGGGTCGTTTTTTGGTGGACTTCCTACAAAATGTTCATCAATTACAGTTAATACAGTTTTACCAGATGTTGAACTTGTTTTTTCAACAATTTGAAAATTCCAAAATCCGTTAGCAGCTGCGGACATTTCGTTTAGTATATCTAATAATACCTCACCTATTAACTTATTTGGTTGTGATAATTTTTCAACAAACATATCAAAATTAACATATAAATCTCTTAAATATCCCCAATGATTTGCGGTTTCTTCCATCCCATCCTGCTTTAAAGCCTTACTTTGAACAAATCTAACACCATCTACATTTGCATCAACTGGTGTAAATATTTGAGAACTTTGTAAATTTGCACTTGTATATTGCGTAACATCATCGGCATTTAAAAAATAAACTGAAAAATCAGGTATCAGACCAGGAATAACTAATTTTTTGGGGTCTGTTGAAAACATATACTTAAATGCACCTATAACAGAAGTATTTATATCTATATGAAATGAAACTTCATTTTTACCACCCATATTATACGAAACTACTTGATTATTATTGTTTAATATATCAACAGCCAAATCAAATTTTATATATCTATTAGTAGAAAATAATTTTGATTTTTCAATAGATGCACTTTGGTTTGTTGTTTTACTTTTAGCTTCCAATTCATTACCTTCTCCAATTCCAATATAATCAGCAATGCCACGTGCAAGTGAAGTAAATAAGCCAGCATTGACACCACTGTATAAAGTTATTCCCTCTGTAACAACTTTATCAAAATTTATAAAATCACTTTTATTAACTTTATTTATTAAATTTCTAATAGTTTGAGTTTGTCTTTGTGATGGTAAATCATTGTACATATTTTTAAATCTACGCTGAGCTGCATCAGATGCTGGACTTCTGTTTTCAATTAATTCATTTGTTTTATAATAATGAACTTCATTTGGTTTATCTACTCCTTTTGTTTTATCATCTAATTTATGGATTTTTTGTTGATTTTGTATATATGTTGGTAGTGCCGGCTGTCCTCTTAATTTTACTTCTATATTAAAAAATTCACCATCGGATGTAACAGACCCACCCGTTATAAATCCAAAAAAAGAATCCCACTCTCCATTAGATGAAATTCTACCTTTATGTAATAACTCATATCGTAATCCATACGCACATGCAGCATCTACTATATTATCTTGAGTTCTTCCTGCTGTGGGTAGTGCTGATGATACAGAATCACTCGTATTCCATCCGTATTCTATGTACAAACTATAACCAGGTTCTAAAAAATATGTTTGCATTTTTTCCATTTGTTCCAATGAAAAACATTTTATACTTAATGTACATTCTCTTGATATATTATCTTTACCCTCTTTTATATTTATTCCGGTAATAGTTGGTCTTGGTACTAGTTTTCTACCTACACCACTACCTACCAATGCACCATTAATATTAGTACCCAAATCACCACCTGTCATCGGTCCTCCGTAATAATTTCCAATTGTATCAGTAGGAAGAGTATCTTTATCTCCAAAATTTCCCCAAGCTTCATTAGATTGCATAATTAAACCATTACCATTGGTAGCAGTTTTAGCACCAGAAATGACTCTAATCCAACAATTTAATTCATTACTTAAGCTTCCGGATGCTCTACTTTTCATTTTAGTATAAATCGGATTCTCAATATTACTTAGTATTGGCCACATAAACTTTATTTATTAAAATTATTTATTATATTTTCTATGTTCATTGGAATTCTGATAATAGTTCCATCAGCAAGTCCAAATACCGCATTGTGTATATTATTAGCAGATGCAATTATCCACCATAAAGATGAATTATTATAAAATTGATATGCTAATGTATCTAATCTATCACCGGTTTCAGTTGCTACATACAAATCTCTATCAGATGGTGGTATGTTTGGATATATTGATTGTCTATATACAGTTCTACCATCTATTGTTTTTTTAGTTTCCGTATTATTGTATCTATTCATAGTATGGTTAATCAGGTTTATCTATTTTCATTGTTTTACCAGCGGTTTCTTCTTCCAATTTATCACCAGATGGGGTGGTAGTTGGTACACTTGCTCCAGTTATTGCACCAGGCGAATTTGTATTTGCTTGTTTAGGAGTGTTTAATGATTTATCTACTCCATTTTTTTGTTCAGATTTTGGTGAACCATCCGGATTTAAGTTATTGTTTGTTTCAGATTTTGTTGGAATTGGTTTTGATTCTTGTGTCGAACCTATTCCTTTTGTTACAGTATCCGTCCCATACCCATAAATTCGTTTACCATTTGTTGCAACTAAAGTGCCGTTATCATTTGCAAATTCATATGTACTACCAACATTTTCTATTAATTTCAATGTAATTGCAACTTCAACTACTTTTGGTAATTTATAATTTTTTAATGCAGTATCTTCTTGGGTTTTTTTACTTATATTTGTTTGATATAATCCTATCTCCCAGTTTCCTTCATCAGGTACAGTATATGTCATTGATTCTATAAAAGCATCTTTAGCTTTATACATATTTCCTAAAGTAAATCTAATAAATGGTGGAATTGTATATCTAATTCCACTACTACCATACCCCTGTGAATATACTAATGATGATAAAAATGATAATCGTTCCCACATTGATATATGTTCATTACCATTGTTAGAATACACTTTAAATGTAAAAGTAACACTTCGTTCAATACTATTATATGTGTAAAAATTAAATGGATTACCAATAAATTTATTAGTGTCCCAAGATGGAGAAAATGTTTCCGTTAAACCACTTATTGTTGCTCTAAAACTTACACTAGCCTTTTTTTCAACAGAATGAAATTTTAAAGTTATAAAATCTTTATCATCAAGACCCGATTTGCTACCACCGCTAGTATCTAAATAAGCATTACTAGCATTTATAACATCCCCTCCTCTTAAATTAGTAAGTTTATTTACTGCTTCATTTATTCCACGATATTTTTCAAATGAAAAACTATTCACACTATTTGGATTATCTGTGCTTGTGTATTTTATTCTTTCTCTTTTTTCAATTGGAATTGTTGTTTGACGAAACCCCTTGGAAGTTAATTCATTAAGTTCCAATATACTCTTTAAATAACTCGATAAGTCATTTCTTTCTTTTAAATCTGCTTCTGGCTTTCGTTTACTTGTATAATTTAAAGTGTTGGATTTGGTTTCAGTACCATCGTTATCATATAAATTAGCAGTTGGTAGTATAATTGTTTTTGCTTTTGGTTGAGAAAAAACAATATCCTTAACCAATTTTTTTACTGTTCCAGCCGGATTTGTTACTAATTTTGTTAATATTTGTTCAAAAGTTCCATTTAATTTAGAAATAAGTTTAGGTCTATCCTGTATTTTACCTCTTCTAAAATCATTTAATAACCAAAGTTTAGTTGGTTTATTTACATATGGATTTGATATATCGTCATCCGTACTTTTATCAGCTGCTGCCGATTCATAAAAGTATGTACCTAATTTTTGTCTTTTAGTAGATTTACTTTGTTGTGCTATAAATTCTAATGTATGTGTACCATATAAAACGGGTTGAGATAGTGTTGCAAATGCTCTCAATCCTGTTAAACTTGCTTCCAATACTGTTTCCCTATCTTTTAATACTATTTTATTATTTTTTCTTAATTGGTTTATTCCAAAAACAGATGAATTATTTAACAAAAAATTATTAGTTGTGATTAACGCTGGTGGTCTTTTATTTGGGTCATTATAAAATCTTAATGTTTTATAATTAGTAGATTTAAATGTAGCTGTTTCATATAATTTAATTGGATTTGATATAATACTACCATCAGAAGCAACAAAATTATCTCTAAATGTTTTTATTTGAGAAGCAGCTTCAACTTCTGGAGTATCCAATATATTGTTACCTCCTAATACTTCTTTAGTTTTTAATAATTCACGTAATGTTGGCATTTTTTTAATTTTATGCTAAAGAAAAATTATTTCTATTGCTTTTGTCTGTTTGCGTTTTTAATTGCGATGAAACCTTTGAACCATCCATATAAACATCATTTGTTTTTGATGCCATATCTTTTCTCATTTGTTTTATTTCTTGAACAAGTATATTAACTGCAGCCCCAGCACCTATTCCGGTTGCACCAAGAACAGCTGCCGCATTTAAGTTTGTATTATCAGATGATTCCGAACCACCCAAACCAGTACCAGCTATTACTGAATCGTTTTTATCTAAACTATACATACCCTTTGGACCCGATACCATCAATCCTCCGTCCGGATTAATTTGAGCATCATGTACAGATGTAGCTTCTGTTTTACTTCTGGACATTAATCCAAATAAACCAGCTATTGCCGCAATTGCTAATGGGATACCTAAACCAAATGGTATTTTTGCAAATGAACCAAAAATACCACCAACTGCAGAAGATGCATTAACTGCCGATTGAGCAGTACCGGCTGCTATTAAACTACTGGATAACCCCAATTCGCTGGCTTTTGCAACTAATATAGCTTCCTCCAATGCCAATCTACTAGCCGTTGCCGCAGCTGCTGCTTGTGCTGATTGATATTGTACAAACATAATTCCAGCAATCAATCCCATAGCAGAATACAATGCCCAGCTATTATCTAACATAAATTGTAAACCATCTGCCATTAATTTTAATGGTGGTAGTAAAAAAGAACCAAATGTTACACCAATTTGTTTAACAACATTCATCATATCCGTTAATTGACCCGTAATTTTTTGGTTTTGAACAAACTCTTCCGTTTTTTGCTTTAAATCTTCATCTTTTATATTTGATATATCTAATCCAGCGTTTACTGCTTCTTTTGCATTTTCTAACTCCTTACCACTTAATTTGGATAATTTTTCTTGCATCCCAATTTGTTTAGTAATTTGTTCAACACTCATACCAGCCGCTTTAGCTAATTGAGTTTGTGTGAAAAAATCTTTTTTACGAAAATCACCACTTCTTTGAATTTGTGAAATAGTTTCTTGCTGAGCTTCTACTATCTTATTTTCATATGCCAATGCTCTAGCTCTACTCAAATTAAATTGCCCACCAACAAATGTTGCTGCTTTTAATTCTTCTTCAATACCAGTTTCAAAATCTAATAAACCTTCAGCTACTTTTGCTACACTTTCCAGATTAGTACCCAATCTATGAGCTTCTATTGCTTGATTTTTTAGTAGTGTTATATCTCCCTTAAAAAATTTAGATGTTATTTCTGCACTATCTGCAATATCTTCTAATACTTCCTTTGGAGATACACCGGCTTGTTGTGATAATGCAGCAACTTGCATTTGTAAGCTAGCTGCTGTTTCGGATGAATATCCACCAATTTGTTCGAATTGTGCCTGTACTTTACTTGCTACATCTGATGTAACTCCCGTTCTAGCAGTTATAGCAGATAATGCACCCAATGTTTCAGTTGAAAATGTAACAACATCACTAAAAGAGTTTCCTAAAGAGTTTATTACATCATATACATGAGATGCCTCAACTCCAATTTTTCGCATACCAACCTCAACCTCATGTACTTGATGCTCTAAGTGTTCCGTTTGTTTTACGGTAAATCCACTTGTTTTTCTATAATCTTCAGCTGCTTTATCTAAATCAACAAATGCCTCAACAGCAAGTGCAATTCCAGCCACTGCCAATCCAATTAAACCTAATGCAAACCCTCCTTTTTTAAATGCTTCGGCCATACCAATAGCACCTTTTACTGAACTCTTTAATTCTTCATTTACTCCTTCAAAAATTTCAGTACGCTTTTCAGCTAATTCATTGATAACTTCGGTTTTTTCTTCTAAATGTTCGGCATATTTCAATCCAGCAATTGCTCTTTCTTTATCTGCCTTACTTAATTTTTCGTTTACTTTTATTAACCTTATTTTTTCTTTGTATTCACTTTCATTAAAACCCAAAGCTAATTTAATTGCTTCTGCCGTCATATCAGCTTGACTATGCATTTCACCACTAACAGATTGTAATGCATCAAATTCAGCTTGGGCTGTTTGCTGTACAATTCCGCTGGTTCTTCCTATGATACTTTTTAATTGTGACATTCTAGCACCAAGTTCTAAATACAATTCACCTTTTGTTTTATCAAGAGTTAATTGTTTTTGTACTTCAGGAGCCATTTTTTTAAACTCACTTACATAATCCTTAAAAAAATTTACAGATTCTTCCCTTGCATTTTTTAATTTTTTAGTATGGTCTAATTCTTTTTTATTTTCATCTGCTACTTTTTTCTTTGATGTGTAGCTTTTGATTTCTTGTTTTTCTTGTTGTTTTAATACAGCTAATTTCTTTTTAGATTCTTCTGTTTCTAGTTTCTCTACCTCTAGAATTTGTTTTTTTAGTTTTTCAATTTGTTTAAAGGACGCGATTTGCTCTTTATGCGATTTAGCATAAGCATCATTCTGTTTCTTTAAATTATCATCAATATTTTCTAAATTAGCCATTTATTATATATCTATACCAGCTCTCTTAAAAAGGTAAAGTAAATTTGGGTCATTTTTAATTCTATCGGCAGCTTGTCTATTTAAGTCACCCATTTGCTTATCTAATTTTTTCAATTTTGGGTCATTTGATATTATATCTTCCATTGACTTTGGTCTTTCCGAACTTTTTATTCCAAAAAAACTCAAAAATTTATTAAAGTTTCCTTCGGATAATTTATATTTTTTCATATTTTAATTATTTAGCTACAATTCTACATCTATAAATATGATATAAAAGAAAAAGTTAGGTTTTTTGATGTTATCTCTTAAACCTAACTTTTGATGATTTGTTTGTGCTTTTTACTTGTTCTGTTTCTCTTTTCTTTGAATCTACTAATTTTTTATAATAAAATAATCTTAAATAAGTTGGTAATCTATATAAATCCATCACAGTAAATGCATTCCCATATTGAACCATATCAAATATTTGAGAATGTAAATTAATACTATGATTTGGTGGAAGGCCAAAAAAACCCTACTCCCATAGAGATAGGCGCCTCCTCCACCTCTCCGTCTGGATGAGTATATTCAAATTTCATATTAACATCCGGCGATATTGATTTTACATATTCTCTAAATGCTCTACTATCTCTAGCTAACATATTGTTTACATATTTACCAATAGTTCCCATATCATTCTTACCATCTACCGATAAAATCATATATCGTAATCTAGTTGTAATATCCGATGATGTATCTTTATTTAGCTTCTTAATAGCTTCTAAATCTTTATCAATTAGTTTTTCATCACCATGTGTAAGCAACTTGAAAGTAATTTTGTTTTTACCAATTGGTGTTGTAAATTCAAATTCGTTTTTATGTTGAAATAAAGAGAAATCAACATCTTTGGTTTTTACTTGTGTTAAATCAATAGTTGCTTGTATTGTTTCATTAAGTATATCTGAATAAAAACTTACCTCATATTCAGGTCCGTATCCCAATACTCTTGTTGCAAGAATAATTGCATTTTTATCACCAAGACAAATATCATCTATATTTATTTTATCAACAATTATAGATTCAAATAATTTATCCAAAACTACACCTTTTTTAATAAGATTCGTAGAAGATAAAATATCTTCTTCCTTTGCAGTCATATATTTTATTGTAATTTGACCGGATGATAATGGATTATCTTTTGAATATATTTTACCTTGAGATGGCAAATCTAATATTTCGGTTGGGAAATCGTATTCTTTTTGACTCATAACTTTATTTGTTTGTTTGTATATATAAATACATAAAATTAAAAAAATTGAAAAGCATAAAAAAAAGGAGAACTTTTGATTCTCCTTTTAATTTTATTATTCAATATTAGTATTGTAAAATAGCATAATCCATCGATAGTGTCAATGTTATCATAGCTGGGTCATTTGAAGACCAATCCAAATCACCAAAGTTAGCGTTAGTAATAAATGCTCCCATTAATGTCCATTCTTCAACTACATCACCTACCGGTCCTAGCATTTTGATAGTTATATCTTTTTTATAGAAATCAGCATAACCATCTCTACCTGTAATTGATTCATGTGATAAACGAATCCATTCCATTACTGCTTGTGCGGCTGATGGGACAATAGGGTCATACAAAGTTACTTCTAAATCTTGCCACTCACCTTTACCTTTCAATTGTCTTTTAACATTAATGTGGTCTAATGTTACCTTTTCAAATTGAATTGAAGGTCTATTTGCCGTTTTAACCATATATGCTTCAATTCCTGTACCAGTGAATTCCATCACAAATCGGTTTTTCATTTTGGGTTCGAAATTCTGAAAGAAAATCTGTCCGTATTCTAATATTTCTGCCATCTTATTTAATATCCTTTGTTAGTAATAAATATTGTTTTTTTGTTTTTTTTATATTATGCTGTAAAACTTGCTCCAGTTGGTAAGATGTTGAAATCAATTACAATGAATTCAGCTGTCTTAGCCGGTTGTAAGAAAATTTGTCCTGCTAATATGTTTCTATCAATTACATCAGGAGTGTTGTTAGTTTCATCCATCACCACTCTAAATGCAAACAAACCTTGTCTTTTTTGAATGTTTTCCAAATATGGATTAACAGTTGCCAAAAACTTAGCTCTTGTTGTTGTTGTGTTTTGTTCGAACACCAAATAACGAGATGTAGAAGCAATGTATTTCTTAACAGTGATTAATAATCTTCTTACATTAATTCTATCTAATGCAGATGCTTTATCTTGCAATGTTTTTTGTCCAAATGCTACAATACCTTGTCCAGGGAATGCTGCAATTGGGTTTACTTTGTTCTCATATAAAGTATCTCTTTCAGAGTGTGTTAATCTATTTAATACACTTACTGCCCCAGTGATACCACCTCTATTCAAACCAGCAGGTGCGAACCATTCAGCTGCTAATCTATCATTACTTGCGTAAACAGCCGGTAACAATACTGATGGTGGAACACTCATTAATTTATTTGTGTTGTTATCAATAGTCTTAACCCAAGGGTAGTAAGTTGCTACATAATTTGAATCAACAGAGTTAGCTTGTTCAGTTGCAGCAGTAATAGTATCATCCGAAGAGTTAAAATCAGCTATATAGAAACAATCTTGTCTATCTTCACACATATCAATTGCTCTCGTAGTAATTGCTGGATGTAATCTTCTAATAATACCAGGAGTTACAACCATATTGATATCCCATTCATCAGGATTTGATACAGCGTTGATTGCTTTAGCGTATGCTACTGAACCAGATGCCGTAGATGTTGAACAATTAAATCCTTGTGTATTAGCTGCACTAATATCAGTTCCCAAATTAACAGGTATTGTTGGATTAGTACCATCGAATCCATTTTGGAATCCTAATACAAATTGTCTCTTAACCATATCAGATGAAACCGAACCAGTCATTACATATGATAATTGAGAATCAAATGCAAATGCTACGTTAGAACCAGTTTGAGCTCCAACAGGAATTGGTTTTAAATATTGTTTGTTATCGTTTGAAATTCCAGTAGTTTCAAAATCAAATCCAGCATAATAAATTGGAGATGATGATGTGTTTCCAGTTGAATTTGTTTGGAAAGTTACTGCTGGGAATTGTCTAGCCTCAGCGTTACTGTTTGCTTTGATTGGGTTTGTATATGCCCCATGTCCAAATGGTGCTGCTGAGATAGGATATGAACCAGGTCCACCCAAATCAGTAGTGTTTTGAACTTCAACTCTTATATATTTTGATTGGTTTGAGTAATCACCAAATTCAGTAATTTTACCATTACCATCGATAGTCATATATCTATCACCAATTTTTCTTGCAATATAGTTTGGAGAAGCAGGGTCTAAGTTTACATTAGAGTAATTTTCTAAAACAACTTTTCTCTTATCAGTATCACTATAAGAACGAATTGTTACAGTAAACGTAGAATAATCAGTTGCTCCATCTTCACCAGCTGCTTTAACATTAGAAATACCAATTTTGAATTTAGTATTGTATAATGTACCATGTCCTAATGTTACAAATTTAAACAAATTGTATCTCTCACCACTAATTAATTGAGATTGAACGGTTGGTGTTTCAGCTGCGTTAGCATCAAATGCGTAATCTTGAGTTGGTAAATTTGAAACACCAACACTAGCTAATCCAGAACCAGTATAAGAAGCACTTACAGTATTTTCTAAATAAATGTAAGAATATGCTTTCTTAGAACCAAATGGAGATTCACCAAATACATCAGCTATATCATTTGTAGCCGTTGCAAAAATCGAAGATGATACATATCCAATTCCAGAACCAGAGATTTCAAATGAACCAGACGGTGATGTTGCTGTTGTTATTGTTGCCGAAGGAAAACCTACTTTTTCATCACCATTAGCAGTTGAATATAAAACTCCTACTATTTTGGAGTTTCCATTAATATCCACACCTTTAATTGCAATTGGTGCTATTTGCTGATATCCACCAACACCAGCTACTCTTACAATAGTTGCTGAACCTGCTTCTGCTAAATACTGTTGTACTGCGTATTCAGTATAATATGTTCCATCCGGAGTTCCGAAGATTTCTTCAAATTCCGATTGAGTTCTTACAATCGTTGGTACGAATGCCGGTCCTTGTTTGAAAGGACCTATAAATGCTGCGCCGATTTCACCGATTCCTTGCGTTAAGAAGGATAAATCGTTTTCTCTTGTGAATACACCGGGTGATACAATTCTTTCTGCCATTTTTTTATCTCTAAAATTCTATGTTTGTTATTGTGTAAAAGGTTTTCCAATTTACACATATAAATATAAACAAAATACCCAAAACATAAATTTTATATTAAATATATGCTTTGGGTATTAAAAATAATAATTTGTATTACTATTAGTAATCTTTAGCCAATGGGTCAGGTGTTACTGAACCACTTGTTGGTGACCAAGGTAAACTAATATCACTAACTTCGGTAAATGATAATTTACTTCTGTCAATTTGTTTATTCATTTGTCCCTGAATATGGTCCCAATAATTTGTCATCCTATTTGAACCACTTACTACATTTTTAACCCATCCCAATACTTGTTCTTCAGTCAAATTTTCGTATGGCGTAAAACTGCCAGTATCAATTGATTGTAAGTTAAATGGAGTTGCCCCTACAAACTCCCCAGTATTACCATCTTCATCGGTACAAATAACTTTCCATTGTGTACCAATTATTGCTTCATTTATATTTTCAGAATTTACTTTTTTAATTCCAGTAACTTTCCATTCGTATGTATATCCCATTTTTTTGTTCGTTTATTATATATTATAAATATAGTTATTTTTTATTTTTTATTCTTTCCAAGGTAAATTATCAATATGATTTGTTGAAACAGGTATATTTGCTTTACTAATTGCCAAATCTATTCCAAATTTCATAGAATCGGTATCAGCCGCTTCATCAATCCAATTTACAACCTGATTTTCCGTTACATTACTATATGGTGTAAAACTACCAGTATGTCTTGTCATAAATTTTACAAAAGTTGTTATACTTGGAATTATTTCAACATTTCCATTTTCATCCGTTGCCTTTAAATCCCAATGGATAGCCCTAATTACATTAGGAAACTCCTGCTTATTAATTCTAGCAGTATCTGTAGATATTGCTTTGATAATATATTCGTATGTATTTGCCATATTAATTACTTATAACTTTAATTATTGGTTTTCTAAATTTTGAATTCGTGCTTCCAATTGTTCTAATCTGCTTTCTAATGCAGCAACTCTATCTTCTAATGTATCATGGTATCCTTTTAATTCTTTGATACCCTGAACAGTCAAACCATGTACACCATTATAGTTAAGAGTTTTGAAGTATCTATTGTATTCACCACCAACCCAATCTTCATCAACCAATACAGGCAATACTGCTTCAACTTCTTGTGCTATTAAACCAGCTCCATGTGTTCTTTCCTCAATATCATTGTTTCTATATGGAGAATCTTCAGTAAATTCATAAGTGTAACCACTAATTTGTGATATTTTTTCTAATGCATTATCAATAACCTGTAAGTTGGTTTTCAAATCTGCATCAGAGAAACCATTCCACTCCCATTGTGCACCTCTAGTTCTCAAGTGTCCACCTTCATCCAAGTCCATCATTTTGGTGTATCCACAATACCACTCATATTTACGAGCGTTAGAGTTGAAACCAGTAGATGTCCAGTCACCATTACCATTTACGTTCACCTCAAATGTTGCGTTTGCACCATTATCAGAGTTAGATATACCAAATCCTTCGTATGCACCCCATCCATTGGAAACACCCATACGATACATATTTGACAATCCAGTAAAGAATGCGTTCATACCAGCAGTTCTTGATGCGGAGTTCAAATCCAAATACCAAGTACTATCGTGGTCATATATAATTCCGTTGTAAATAACGTTCATATATGATGTACCATTAGGGTCTAAATAGTATCCCGTATTATCTCTATCGTAAATAAAGTTTGTTCTTATCTCATAAAGATAAGTTCTATTACCAGAATAGTGGTTAATATAAGTTTCATATCCATTACGGCAATCTAAGTGTAAGTTACCATTTGTAGTAACAACGGATGCCCAACCATCAGGTCTACCATTTGAACCAGCCCACATATATGCTCCCCACGATGGATTAGGTCCATAGAATGTACCACCTCTAATTCTCATTGCTGAATCGGATGTACTATTTGGGTCCATATAGTATCCCGTATCATCAGAATCGTAGTATCTATTTGCGTATAATGAACGGTTAGTATGTGCGTTGTTATCATACATTGCAACTTTGAACCAACCACTATTAGATGACCAACTATGTCTCCACCATAATGAATCAGTTACACCACCCATCATCTGCCATCCATATCCACTATTATATCCGTTTACATAGTGATATGTTTGAATACCAACCCAGTGAGATGTATCACCAGGGTTGTTTGCACCAGGTCCCCAACTATCAAAGAATCCACTACCCCATGTCATTACGGTATTAAAATCCGTAGTACCCCATCCCATTTGTCCTGTCCAATAGTTAGTATCTCCAGTTATATAAGGTCTCCAATAGTTGTATTTAAAAGTTTCACCTGTTCTAGCTTGCGTAGTTGTATTCCAACCATTGATGTTTGTAGTTCTATCACCCGTTGGGTCTACATAAAATCCACTATTATTATTATCATAGAATATAGCTGCATATAATGAGTTTACTTCATATATATCATATCCACTATGATAATTGTGTCCATAATGTCTAATTGGTAGATTTGAATAGTAGTTTAAGTAAATTGCGTTACCACTAAATGAATCTATGTGTAAGTTACCATTTAACCAAATTCTACCTGCTCCGTTATTTGCGTATAGATAATCAGTTACGTTAATTCTACTAAATACAGATGTACCATTAGGGTCTGAATAAAATCCGGTATTTTGTGCATCATAAACTATGTTAGCTTGGAAGTTTTGTGCCCATGCTGTACTACCATTATCCCATCTTAAATTCCAACCAACTAAATTACCTGTACCACCATATCCTAATCTCCAATCATTCACACCATAGTTACCAACAAGACCCCAATATGTAGAGGAATTGTTCATTGCAAAGTATGAATTTGAATTGTTTGCTCCAGTTGTTACAATTGAACCAGCAACATATATTGATGTACCAGCATTAGGGTCTATATAGAATCCAGTATTATTGTAATCATAGAATATTGGTGCTCTTGAAGAACCATATGCATATGAAATACTACTTGCGATAATATCACCACTAATATACATACCGCCCGCAAAACCTATACGAGAATAAGTTGTACCATTGTTTCTTAATGCAAGGTGATGGTCATATCCACTTCCGTACTCATAACCCAATCCGTACATGTTACCAATTGGCCAGCTTTCACCAATTGTCCAAATTACTTTAGATGATGTACCATTTACATTGTAATCACCCATCAAACCACCATTGTTTCTACTTACCAAATAGTTACTATACCATACTCTACCAGCAAAGTTACCTTCGTTTAAGTTTGAATAAGAAGCAGGGTCTACATAATATCCAGCATTATTCTCATCATAGTAAATTGGTGCATACATTCTGGTGTACACATGCACAAAATTATCACCATTATTAACTGCCATTACAGTACTACCTGTATTGATGTTAAAAAATTGTGTACCTCCATATGATTCGTGAGATTGTAATCTAATACCCGTATAGAATCTTATATTCAATGGTTGAGTCCATCCACCAGCAGGTTTACCAATGTAATAATTAGGGTCACCTGTTGTATGCCAATCTATACCTCTAAATGAAGATGTTGATATCGATTCACTATTATTTGTGTATCCAATGTTAATATAGTTACCAGTATTAAGATTGTCAACATTTAATGTACTTAATTTTGATGAACCATTAGCGTCTACTCTAAATGTAGTATTATCTCTATCATAGTAGATACTTGCGTACATACCATTTACGTTCTCCCAGTTTCCGCCACCACCATTTATACCACCATAAATCCAGTTATATCCAGCTGAATAAATACCAGATGGGTGCCAAGATGCTGCTCCAGTACCGCCCACATTACCAGTACCTCTTAACGAATATGAATAAAAATCATTTGCTATAAGGTTTTCATATGAAGTACCGGGATTGTTAGTAATTGCAATTCTACCACTTGGTTCTAATGCAATATTTGATGCAACCACATTACCCCAATGGAAACCAAGTGCAGGTGCTCCAACTGCTGAAGTATTACCACTATATCCACTTACTTCTCTAATTTGAATACGATTTGAATAGGATGTACCAGCAGTTACACTTCGTAATCCAGCTCCTCCATCAAAATCAATACCACCCGCAAATCTGCTTTGACTTGTAGGGTCTATATAATATCCAGTATTATTATGGTCATAAAATATTGGTGAACGAGATGAACCATCTGCCCAATGATTACCACCAGTATCATATCCACCAACAGTTCTACCAGAAGTTTCAGAATAAAAATGGAATGCATCTGTACTACCTAATAATTGCGTCGAAGTACGCTTTCCAACATACCAACTACTACCACTACCACCAATATAACGAACCATAGCTTCCCAGCCATTGCCAGGATTAATAGTAAGATATGTATGCTTACCACCAATTAAGTTTAAGTTATATATGTTTGTAGTACTAGCTGGGTCTACAAAATATGAAGTATCGTTTCTATCACGGAATCTATCAGCATCTAAATCACCAACAAATAGACCACCGCCACCATGTGTTGCGTAATTATTTTCTAAATTTAATTCTAATGGCCAATAACCATTTGCAGTTGCCCAAGATGTACTATCATTACCACTACCTCTTAATACATAAAATATATTAGAGTTATTATGAATCATTGCAGAACGATTATCCGTATCTTGCAAATATATTGTTGGTGATGTATTTCTTATAAATAAGTTACCGCTTGTTGATATATTTGATGTAATACCTCCACTAAATGATACACTACCCTGAAATGTTCTGTTACCAGGTACACTTACTTTTATTACTTTCCAACCACTAATATATGAAGTACCACCACCAACATAGTTAAATAACGCCTGTGGTGTCCAATATTTTGTACCAGGTCTAAATTGCCCCACCGAACCACCAAAACCACTAATATATCCACTTACCTTAACCCAAGAAGTTCCAGTATTAGTATTACTCATTACCCAATATCCAAATGAACCAGGGTTACCACCCAAATTACCAAAAGATTCATTAAAATCAATAGAACCCATATAATGGTTATTTGAACTACCAATTGATTTAATCCAACACTCCATATAGAATACATCATTTGTATCTACCGGAATGTAAGGAAATCCACTTCCATATACACCACCAACGTTTACCGCTCCAACTATTGATATTGCATATCCACCAGGTGCAGTTGAATCAGCTACCCAACTTACGTTACTACTATTAAAGTATGCCTGTAATTGAGTATTATTCCAAATAGGGTCAAATTCAAATACAGTTTCACCGGGTGTGTAATGTCCAATTGGATATCTACTACTATCAACTCTTGATTGGTCTAATGCTAAACTACTAAATCTTGAATATGAATTAGCATCTAAATAATATGATGTATTTGCACTATCATAAAATATTGGTGCTCTAAATGAACCAGCAGCAATTGCAGTACCACCATGCTCAACTCCAAAGTTAGCTGTCCAACCAGATGAGAATATATGGAATGCTTTTGATGAATCCATATGAATACCAAATCCAGCTTTACCAAAGAAACCTCTACTACTACTATTTTTAATCAATCCTTCATCCCAACCAGCACCTGTGTTTCTTAACCAATAAATGTGTGGCCACTGGTCTACATTTGATGTATCATATCCATAACCATTTATATAAAAGTTACCATTTGAAAATGCACCATTTAATGCCAATGTACTTCCATCAAAAGTTAAGTTTGCTTCTGCATTTATTGTATTTGCACTTACCGCAGTTAATACTCTATTATCAGCGGGGTTTGTAAACGAAGTAATACCCGCATTTATACCAGAAGAGCCGGATGAACCAGAAGAGCCGGATGAACCAGAAGAGCCGGATGAACCAGACGAACCAGATGAACCACTTGCTCCCGGCGTACCAGGTGAACCAGGTACACCAGCATTTCCACTACTTCCAGATGAACCACTACTTCCAGATGAACCAGAAGTACCTCTTGTTCCAGAAGTTCCAGATGTTCCACTACTTCCACCACTTCCGGCAGTTCCCATTGTGCCACTTGAACCGGATGTACCAGATGTTCCAGATGTACCAGATGTGCCCGAAGTTCCAGATGTACCAGATGTGCCCGAAGTTCCACCAGTACCAGCAGTTCCCATTGTTCCACTACTTCCAGATGAACCAGAAGTTCCAGAAGTACCGCTTGTACCTGAAGTACCACTACTTCCACTTGTACCAGAAGTTCCAGATGTACCAGCAGAACCAGAAGTACCAGCTGCTGCTAACCAAGTTGTACCATTATATCGGTAAATGTTAGTATCTGAAGTATTATAATATATTTGTCCAGCTTTTGTACCAACAGGATTGGATGAGAATGCTGGAATTGTGATTGAATCTCTAATTTCAACCGAACCAGTAAATTCTTGCTTATCATTTGTTGCATCTCCAAATATATTACTACCACTTGCGTAGATTAAAGATGCGGAAATGTATTGTACAAATATTTGTTGTGCTCTGATTGTACCACCAACAGTTAAGTTACCACTAATAGTTTCGTTTCCTGTCACAGTTAATGTAGTACCATCAAATCTTAAATTTGCCTCCGCAGTTACGTTTGGTGATGAACCATTTAGTGTTATTACACCATTATCGGTTGTACCTGTTATAGATAATGCTCCAGAAGTACCAGAAGTACCAGATGTACCAGCAGAACCAGATGAACCAGTTGCACCAGCGGAACCAGAAGTTCCAGAAGTACCAGAAGTACCAGATGTGCCACTTGTACCAGATGTACCTGATGTACCATTTGTACCAGATGTGCCAGATGTTCCGCTTGTTCCAGAAGTACCAGATGTACCACCACTACCAGCAGTTCCCATTGTACCACTTGAACCAGAACTACCACTTGAACCAGAAGTTCCCGATGTACCACTTGTACCAGATGTTCCAGATGTTCCGCTTGTTCCAGAAGTACCAGATGTACCACCACTACCAGATGAACCACTACCACCACCAGCTCCAGTTAAACCACTTGAACCAGAAGTTCCAGATGTTCCACCACTTCCTCCACTACCAGATGTACCAGACGAACCTGTTGTACCACCACTACCACTACTTCCAGAAGAACCAGATGAACCACTTGAACCCGATGAACCACCAGCTCCAGTTATACCACTTGTTCCACTTGTCCCAGAAGTACCGCTTGTTCCAGATGTACCCGATGTACCAGATGTTCCCGAAGAACCAGTTGTTCCTGAAGAACCAGTTGTACCAGCAGAACCAGTTGTACCAGCAGAACCGGTTGTACCAGCAGAACCAGTTGAACCACTACTTCCACTACTACCACTTGTCCCAGATGTACCACCACTACCAGAAGTTCCTGATGAACCAGAAGTTCCAGAAGTACCACTTGTTCCAGAAGTTCCAGAAGTTCCGCTTGAACCAGTAGTACCAGCGGAACCCGTTGTACCAGCCGAACCCGATGAACCAGAAGAACCAGAAGTTCCTCCACTACCAGATGTTCCGCTCGTACCAGATGTTCCAGATGTACCACCACTACCAGATGTTCCAGATGTACCACCACTACCGCTTGTTCCACCACTACCAGAAGTACCTTCCGAACCAGTTGTACCAGATGAACCAGTTGTACCAGATGAACCAGTTGTACCAGATGTACCGCTTGTTCCAGAAGTACCAGAAGATGCAGCTGCAAACTTTCTACCAATTCTACCTGTGGTTGTGTTTAATACCAATACTTCATCGGTAGTAACATCAGTTGCAATCGTATTTCCAGTTACAAATATTGAACCACTAATACCAAGACTTCCAGTAAATTCATGCTTATCAACTACATTATCACCAAATTTATTACTTCCACTTGCGAAAATAATAGAAGATGATATATAAGTTGCTTTTAATTCAGTTGTATTAATTGTACCAGCTACACTTAAATCTCCTCTAAAAATACCACTACCAGTTACAACTAAAAAGTCTTTTACTGTCAATGATGTTTGTACTTCCAAACCTTTATTTGGTGAGATTACCGCCTGAGCTGAACCTGATTTTAATCTATCAATATCACCGATTGATGATGCGGGTATATTTGTTATTCCACTACCATCACCAACAAATGTATTAGCAACCACAGATGATGCGGAAACGGATGATGATACTAATAATGAACCTGTTATTTTTACATTGTTTTGAATGGATAATGTTCCACCATTTGGAGAATTTATTTCCGAAGTTTGAACTCCAGATGCTGTAATATCTGTTAAAACATTTACCGATTGGGGTGATACATTAATTACAGCCCCACCACTTACAAAAAGTGATACTAAACTTGCACTTAACTGATTTAACCCATTAGGACTTTTACCGTTGAACTCCATTCAATTATATTTTTATTTTATGTTAATTCTAATACTGAAACAATCACATCTGCTGAATTAGCTAATGATGAAGTTACGGAAAGTAAATCACTTGCTTCCATCACCACTTTCTGCTCTCCACCAACTAATACAGTTGAACCACCTTGTACAATTAAAGCATCTTTTACTAAATATACTACTTTATTCGCCGAAGTATCTTTCAACATCACACTAACCGATATATTTTGTGCAGCTACATTAGCCACATTTACACCAATTACCGTTGTTGTGGTTGCAGATGGTGTAGTGTACACACCAACTCCCGTTGAACCAATTGAACCAGTTATACTATTTTTAAATACGTTTGCCATCTTTTATTTATCCTAATGCAATAGCATAAGCTAATGCGGTATCTAATACGTTTACACCATCTACTTGAAATTGCCCTCCATCAACTACATTTACACTACCTTGAATTTGTTCAGAACCACTTATAAACACAGAACCAGTAATCCGTTGCCTATCATCCGAAAAAGTTCCAAGAGTTACTGTTCTTGTAATTGTAAGGTTTTCAAAAGTAGCAGTATTTACTTCAATCTCACCTTTAAATGAACCAGTGAATGAACCAGTAAATGAACCACTTAAATTCGCATAGGCATTTGCCGATTGAATTATCGAACCTGAAAATATAGGACTTTGTATTTTCATTTAATAGTTTGTAATGTTATAGATATAAATATAAGTTATCTATCTTTTATGGTTTCTCCGGCCAAACTATACTGAAAGGGTCTGATTGATTTGTAATATCTCTCAAATCTTGTCTATATGATTGGTAAAAAGTTTTAATACTTTCAGTAACATCTCCCAATTGTGTCCAATCACACTCTGATAATAACTGATTTCTTAATTCTCTAATTTCACTCCATTTTATTGCTAATCTTAATTCTTTTTCAGAATCAGAAGCATTAGTTTGTACCCAATTTTGATAATATACACCATCTACTAAATTTGGAGTACCCTCTGATATATTTTTTGTGTAATCGTTTGGCTTTGGAGTTATCAATACCTCAAATACTCCAAACTCATTTAATGTTTCAGTTGGTATATTTAACGGAAATGTATAATTCTTATTATCTACCCTAAATTGTTTTAAAGAGTATGGATATGTTACTTCGTTATCTATTATTCTTAAATACATATTATTTGAAAGTTGATGGTATTGATGCAAAGTTAGTTAATCCAGTACAATTTCTAAATGCACCAGTTCCAAAAGGTGTTGGTGTTCTTAACCAAATTGTAGGAGCAGTTCCACTAATACTATTGGTAGTTGAACTCATAAAATATACATTTTGAAAAGTTGAAACCGCTGTATTAAAGGTAAATTGAATTACACCAGATGTTATTGCTGCACATTGTCTAAATGTTTGTGAAAAGTTTACTACATTAGAACATAAATCAAATAAAGTTAATGGTACTGTTGTTAATGATGTACATCCATAAAATGTAGATGTAAAATCAACTGCCAATGGTACATTATCAAATAATCCAGAAGGAACTGAAGTTATTGGTGTAAATGAAAATGCTGAATTAAATAGTTGAGAATTTGGTGAATAATCAAATATATCAGATGGAATTGATGTTAATCCAGTTCTTGACATAAATCCAGTCCAATCAATAATTTCATCTAATCCACCATATCCACCAACAGCCGATAAAGATGCAGATGATGGTATTGATGTTAAAAGATTACAACCCTGAAAGTTTAATCTTCTTAACCCATTTATACCAAACTGTATAATAGCAGTATATAATCCACGATTAGATGTATTATTATTTACAGTAAATGCAGGCATAAACCCACTTATACTAATTTCATAAGTATCAGCGGTTACATATGTGTGAGTTAATGCTATATCAGATGATGATGTTATCACACTACTACTACCATCTCCCCAATCAACAACAATATTAGGTGTTAATCCTTCATAATCAAAAATAGGTAATCTAAATGCTCTATTGGCCGTTGTAGTTGTTATTTCAACCTTAAACGGAAATAATTCACTACCTGCTCCTGATGATGTTAATCTTCTAAATATTCCCATAACTTTAATTCATGTTTAATCCGGTTACAAATCCATAATAAGATGTGCCACCATCAAATGTGTAAAATACTAATATATCTTCACCAGATGAAGTTAAAATTGGAGGTGTACCACCTACCCAATTAACACCACTCCAAGCTAATGAGTAATTTCCTGCGTTTACTGCTAATAATGTAAATCCAAATGCTTTTCCAGCAGGCGCATTTGAGAATGATATTGAACCATTTCCAGTGAAAGTTCTCTTAAAGTTGTTTGCAGTTGATAAATCAATTGATGCACCACTACCACTACCTAAATCAGAATAAGTTTCTCTGAAAGTTGTTGATGTTGTAAATCCAGTTGTTGTTAAACTAGTCGATAGATTAACACCATTGGTTGCAATTATGTTTAACGATGTTGGTGAAGTTAAATTAGGAGTTCCACCAGTATAAATGTTAAATGCCGATGCGGATACAGGTCCAGTTGCCTGAATTGTACCAGTTACAGTCAATGTACTACCATCAAATGTTAAATTACTTTCAACCGCTGCGTTTGGTGCTGCTCCATTTAGAGTAATTAAACCATTATCAGTTGTTCCAGTTAATGTTAATACACCAGAAGAACCAGATGTTCCAGCACCAGATGTTCCAGATGTTCCAGATGTTCCAGAAGTACCCGAAGAACCAAAGTTTGTACCATCCAATCCAGAAGAACCCGAAGAACCAGATGTACCATCCGTACCAATAGCTCCAGATGTTCCAGATGTACCAGATGTTCCAGCTTCTCCAGAAGTACCCGAAGAACCAAATAAAGTTCCATTTAAACCAGAAGTTCCAGAAGTACCAGATGTTCCAGATGAACCATCTAAACCAGATGTACCAGAAGTTCCAGATGTACCAGATGTTCCACTACTACCAAATAAAGTTCCATCTAAACCAGATGTACCACTTGTACCACTTGAACCGCTTGAACCACTTAAACCGCTTGTACCAGACGTACCACTTTCTCCAGAAGTACCCGATGAACCAAAGAATGTTCCATCTAAACCAGATGTACCACTTTCACCACTTGAACCACTTGAACCAGATGTACCAGCACCAGAAGTACCAGAAGTTCCATCAGCACCACTACTACCAGATGTACCCGAACTTCCAAAGAAAGTTCCATCTACACCAGATGTTCCAGAAGTTCCAGATGTACCCGATGTACCAGCTCCAGAAGTACCAGAAGTACCATCTGCTCCAGATGTTCCAGATGAACCAAAAAATGTACCATCCAAACCAGATGAACCAGAAGTTCCACTTGTTCCAGATGTACCATCAGTAGCATCAATACCAGAAGTTCCGCTTGTACCAGAAGTACCAGATGAACCAAAATAAGTTCCATCCAAACCGCTTGTACCAGAAGTTCCACTACTTCCGCTTGAGCCAGAAGTTCCACTTTCTCCACTTGTACCAGAAGTACCCGATGTACCAGAAGAACCAAAGAAAGTTCCATCTTTACCCGAAGTTCCAGAAGTACCAGAAGTACCAGAAGTACCATTTTCTCCGCTTGTACCCGAAGTTCCATCACTTCCACTTGTACCAGATGTACCACTACTACCAAAGAAAGTACCATCTACACCAGATGTACCACTTTCTCCGCTTGTACCAGATGTTCCATCCGTACCAGACGTTCCAGAAGTTCCACTTGTCCCAGATGTTCCACTACTACCAAAGAATGTACCATCTACACCGCTTGTTCCAGAACTACCATCAGCTCCAGCAACTCCACTACTTCCGCTTTCACCAGAAGTTCCACTTACCCCAGAAGTTCCACTTACACCAGATGTACCCGATGTTCCAGATGAACCAAAGAAAGTTCCATCTAAACCACTTGTACCAGAAGTTCCGCTTGTACCATCCGTTCCAGATGTTCCAGATGTACCATCACTTCCGCTTGTTCCAGAAGTACCGCTTGTTCCAGATGTTCCATCCGTACCAACTCCGCTTGTTCCGGAAGTTCCAGATGTTCCGCTTGTACCAGATGTTCCATCACTTCCGCTTGTTCCAGATGTTCCGCTTGTTCCAGATGAACCCTCTGCTGATGTACCACTACTACCGCTTGTACCAGAAGTTCCATCACTACCATTTGTACCATCCAAACCAGATGTTCCGCTTGTACCATCACTGCCAGATGTACCGCTTGTTCCAGAAGTCCCAGATGTGCCATCCGTACCAGAAGTTCCAGATGTGCCATCCGTACCAGAAGTTCCAGATGTGCCATCAGTACCAGAAGTACCGCTTGTACCATCACTTCCAGAAGTACCACTTGTACCAGAAGTACCTTCAGAACCATCAGTTCCACTTGTACCGCTTGTACCAGAAGTTCCATCACTTCCAGAAGTACCGCTTGTTCCGCTTGTACCAGAAGTTCCATCCGAACCCGTTGTACCACTACTACCGCTTGTACCACTTGTTCCAGAAGTACCATCGGTTCCAGATGTACCGCTTGTACCACTTGTTCCAGAAGTACCATCAGAACCAGTTGTACCACTGCTACCGCTTGAACCAGATGAACCCGAAGTACCATCAGTACCAGAAGTACCACTTGTACCAGATGTTCCGCTTGTTCCAGAAGTTCCAGAAGTTCCAGAAGTTCCAGAAGTTCCAGAAGTACCATTAGTACCAGAAGTTCCAGAGGTTCCCGATGTTCCACTTGTTCCAGAAGAACCCGTTGTACCAGATGAACCAGTTGTACCGCTTGTACCAGATGTTCCAGAAGTTCCGCTTGTTCCAGAAGTACCAGCCAAACCAGCCGTACCAGATGAACCAGAAGTTCCAGATGAACCAGAAGTACCACTTGTTCCAGAAGTTCCATCTAAACCACTTGTTCCAGATGTACCATCCAATCCAGATGAACCAGCCGAACCACCACTACCAGCTGAACCAGATGAACCCGAAGTTCCAGATGTTCCACTTGTCCCAGATGTTCCACTTGTACCATCTACACCGCTTGTTCCAGAAGTACCAGATGAACCAGTTGTTCCAGAAGTACCAGATGTTCCGCTTGTACCACCACTACCAGCAGTTCCAGTTGAACCTGCTGAACCAGAAGTACCAGATGAACCTGATGTTGCGGATGTACCAGATGTTCCAGATGTACCTGATGTACCAGCACTACCTCTAGTACCACTACTCCCACTTGTCCCAGATGTTCCACCACTACCACTTGTTCCAGAAGTACCAGATGTGCCAGAAGTACCAGATGTTCCGCTTGTACCAGATGTACCCGATGTTCCGTCAGTACCAGTAGAACCAGATGAACCAGAAGTACCACCACTACCAGATGTTCCAGATGAGCCGGATGAACCAGAAGTTCCAGATGTACCCGATGTACCACTTGTTCCAGAACTACCGCTTGTACCGTCTATACCACTTGTCCCAGAAGTTCCAGAAGTTCCAGATGTACCCGAAGTTCCATCAATACCGCTTGTTCCAGAAGTACCAGATGTTCCGCTTGTTCCAGACGTACCAGAAGTACCATCCGAACCAGTTGTACCAGAAGTACCACTTGTACCAGAAGTACCAGAAGTACCTGCTGCCTGTTGAACATCTCTTGTTTCTAACTTTTTAGTAGTAGGGTCCCAAGTTACAACTAATTGAGATTCAGAACCTGTATAAAATTGAGCTACAAATACACTACCAGTAATATCTAAACTACCAGTTATTGCCAAACTACCAGTAAATCTTTGATTTCCTCTAAGTAATAAGAATGAACCAGTATCTATACTTTGTGCATTTAATGCAAATTGTGC